GTAAGTCTCTATCAGTACGCATAGGTGGAAGACATCCAAGTCAGTCTTCCTGATCTTCGTGCTGGGCCGACTCAGTCTGACGAAGGTGTATAGCGTCTGGCTAGCGGTTGGGGGCGGCATCAAACGCAGGTAGTAGTTCCCGTCAACGCGTTCCTGCAAGTCCCAAACGCCCTCGAACATCTGGAGCAGGTGTTTCAAGTCTGCCATCCAGATGTACCCAATCGTTGGCTGATCGAACACGTAGAACTCACCAACATTCAACCCCCACCATACGGGCATCTGGGACTGGAACGTTGGACGCGACGTGAATCCACTCGGCGAGTAGTAGAGTTCACTTACGCCCAAGATGTCATAGGAGACGGCATCCTGAGTTACTGTAGCCGCCAGTTCATACTCGCCAACACCAGGTGTCGTGGCGATGGTGGTTGCAGCAAGCAGGGGCCGTATCTTTGAGTACCGGACAAGGCCAGCCATGATATGCCAGTCTAGCTGCGCGTCCGTAACCATAGCCACAGACGGAACACCCATAGCCCGCAGATACGACTTCAAATCTGTTACGCTGACGTATCCGATAGACATAGGTGGCTACACCCTATCCAGAAACAGCGGCAAGCAGTGCATCGGTCCTAGTGCCCCAGGTATTACCCAAGAGCATCTTACGTCGGTTCTTAGTCTTGATTGCGGACGCACGGAGTTCCGCTGTCTTCTCCGCACCCTGCACAACTGCGCTAATGAAGCCGTTAGCGGTCGCCGGCACTACCACTGCAGGTGTGAAGCCCTTGATGTCCTCACAACCAGACGCAACCACGTTCAGGCCGCAAGCTAGATACTCATACATCTTGATTGGGTTGACACCCTCGACCAGCTTAGTCTGTGCGAACGGGATGATGCCAACGTCCGCATTGACTCCGTATCGCCATAGCTGGTCGGTGTCGATCCAACCAAGCCAATGGATGTTGGGCGTGTTCGACACGACAGACGGAATCTGTGGCTTCGCGCCTATGATGTTGAACGTTGCAGATGGTATCCCATCGGCAACCTCACGCAGCAACGGCCAGTCGATCCAAGAACCGAACAAACTACCCCACATCACTACCGTTGGGTTCCCAATCTGCATATCGGCTGGTGCATCAGTGGTCTTCCCAATAGGGAACAGCACCGGATCGAATGCGTTGGGTATCAACTTAGCCTTCTTGTTGGCTGGCAATACACTGTCGAACTTCTTCTTGAGCCGCTTGCTAGTCACGACCACGACATCGCTATGCTCCAAGATGATTAGCTCTGAGTTTAGGAAGTTGTAACGACCCTGCTTGACGACCTCAACCCCGCGTGGGAGTGCAACATCGTCAAACTCGACCCAATCATCTACGACGTAGTAGACCGAAGTCCAACCCAACCGCTTCCGCGCCTCCTTAGCTACTAGCCCGTAAGCTGGTAGGGGCGCAGTCGCAATCGTCATGCCGCCCGGCCCTAACACACTAGCCTCAGTCACCAATCTCGTGACTTCCTCTAAGGCTACGTCCTGCACCTTGCCAGAGTGGAAGTTAGCCTCTAGCTTTGGCATTGTCCCACGAACACCTTGCGGAGCCGTGTATTCTGGGTGGCGCATCCCGCGTGGGGGTGGCAGGTGGGAGTAAAGAACCTTGTGGCCCATCTTTCCCAACTGCTTACTAACCTCAAGTGGTGTCTGGCCTGAGAACGAGCCGCCTGGAATAGCGGGCGTCATCATCAAGACAGGCATCGGGCCGTCCGACTTCTGCTCGGGCTTGAAGAGCACCTTCGACTCAATGATTGGGACTGGGAAGTCAGCCGTTGACTCCCCCGGCGCGTCAGCAGCAGGAACCTTCGTCTCTAGAACGGGCAAGTCTGGCACGTTGTAGTCCGGGTTTCGAGATTCCTTGAGACTCTTGGCCGTCTCGTACGGTAGAACCCCCCAGCCCTTCTTTGGGCTTGTAAATGCTGGCAGGATGAAGCGACCCCAGTCCTTCGGGTGCTTGGTCAAGTTCTGGACCGGCACCTCCTGCAGAAGTTGTGGATCAAGCTGTCGTCTACGGGGCACGGCGGGTGTCCCCCCTATTCGGAGTCAGGGAGGGTCCTACGTGTTAGTAAGACCCTCCCTGTAGGTGGTGCAACGTTCTACTTACCAGTCAACGCCGGTAACACCGGTTCTGATGTCCACACGAGCGAACATCTGCGGGATGACGACCTTCAGAGCGGACTGCTCCATGACACCCACGCGCTTGGTGAAATCGTTCGGCTCCGCGAACAGAGGAACGATGCGGTAGGTGAATGGGGCGTAGACAATGCCGCAGTCACTGAAGGTGTCGCCACGGGCGACGAGGAGGAGCTTGTCCTTGAACTTGCCAACCGCGCTGCCTGGGTAGTCGCGTCCCCACCAAGCGCACTTGATGACGGTGTAGAAGTTCTGGGGCGAGCCAACGACCTGGATACCGTGGGCGAACTCCCAGGTGTCGCGGGTCTGCTGGAACGCGCCAGAGGCCATCGTCCGCATCAGACGGTCGGTGCTGTCGGCATCACCAATGACGAAGGACGCCTCACGATACCTGGACTGGAAAATCTTGCTGCTGGCCCGCTGCACGTAGCCGTGAAGCTGAGCCTTCCAGTCACCTGGCTCCCAACCAGAGGGAGTGTCAGTACCGTAGGTGACGGTCTGGGCGTCGGACGCATCGAGCATCAACTCAAGAGCGTTGAAGTTGACCTCACGAGCGATGTGGTCGGCCATGCGAGTGATGTACTCACCAAGCGGATCGCGGTTGTGGTAAGCGATCAGCTTGTCCTCCATCTCCTGAGACCAGAACGCGGTCATCTTGCGAGGGCTGACAGAGAGCAGTTCCTCGACAAGCTCGAATCCCAGACGGCTCGCCTGAACGCCCTCACCAGGATCACTGGCTATGTTCAGGTCGTAGCAACCCACCTGGTAGAGGGTGGCCGCCGTAGCACTCACGCTGCCGGAACCGTCATACTTGTAGCCCAGGTCATTCCAATAGAAGAACCGGGTGTCCGGTCGGTCGACTGGATAGACCGCGCCCACACGCGCAAGCAGAAGCTGCGGGTAGACACGCGAGATGAGCGGGAAGATGAACGGCTGGCCCGCTACAACGCCGCTAGCAGCAGTGCTGCCGTCCGGCATAGCCTGATCGAGCCGACGGAACCCACGATCCCCAGCCTGCAGGAGATTCAGGTAGTGGGTCGCAGCACCCTGGTTCTGCTGCACCATGTTACGGAGCAGCATCCTGAGCCCAGCCTGCGGCGTCGCAGTCTGGAGGTAGGGGACCCCATCCTTGTTGTCGTAGATGAAGTCCGGGTCCTTGCTGACATCCCTAGCAATCGGAGCGCCAGCGGTGCGGTCCTGATTCAGAACCTTGCCCAGATCGCACTGGTCAAGGGCGGCCTGAGTGAGATAGTCTGGAATCTCCCAGATCGTCTCGGGCAGACGGCCATCGGGGCTGACCGGGGCGTCACTTGGGTTGCCGGTGTTGAAGCCGACGCCCTTGGCAGCGTGTTGCCACTTGCCGCCAGTGAGGGTGCCCACGAACTTACCGATGTCCTGCGTCTTCTCCTCGAACTCCGAGCGAGTCGCCACGTTCTGCAGCAACGACCTCGCGGCCTGCTGAGTCGCGGGATCAGGCAGGTTGCCGATGAAGGCCCGAACGTCGTCCTGGACGAGCCGCCGCTCCATCTCAGCGTTCAGACTGGTCATCTGCTCGAACGCGGGACCGACAGCCTGATCCAGCATACCGATCACCTCGTCCCGTACATCAGTGATCCGAACAGTGTTCGGGTCCGCGTTCTGGCGGGCGTAGCTATCGGGATTGTCGCCCGACTCGATCTGCTGCGGCCCCTTCTCAGTGCGGATAAGCTCGTACGTCTCCCGACCATCGTCGATGACGACCTTGTTCCCACTCTTCTTCACACTGGCAACCTTAGCCAGGAAGGTGGGCAGCCACTCATCGAGACCTGGATGCGGGTAGGGCTCCTTGATCCCGTTGGCGGTCGAACCGTCCGCCTCGGGCGTACGCGGCTTGTCGGCGAGCTTCGGACCGTCCGGGTCAGCCTGATCGAGATCAAGCCGGTCTAGCACCTCAGACAATCCCTGCACTAGCGCGGACTCGATGGCGTCGTATTCCGACTCATCGGAATCCTGGTCCAACGTCGCGATGTACTCACCAAGCCGCTCAAGGTCGCCCTCCTGGAAGATGGGCGCACCGAACTGGGACTTGTAATCCCTATCGGCCTGCTCCAGCATCCCGAGGGCCTCCTCGAACTCCTGGCGGCGATTAGCTGCGGCCATAGTTGGCAGCCTCCTAACAGATAGCCCCCGGAGGGAGCCTATTACACGGGTCAGTAAGCCCGTGGTCCAGAACCGAAACTACGGTTTGCGTTGGGAGCGCCGTATGGCCGCAGCATCGGATTTCTGACTTGTGGTTGAATCGACACCGGTCCCCTGCTCATCGCATTGGGCGGTGTCCGCATCCCTACATTGGGAAACTTAGGTTTCTGCAATCCCCACGGCTGCTTACCCTGTGGAGAGATCATGCTTAGCCCGCCACCACGACGGCCACCGAACCCACCACCTCCACCGAACCCACCACCGCTTCTAAACCCACCGCCCCCACCGAATCCACCGCCACTGCTGAATCCACCACCGGCACCGAATCCACCAAGTCCACTACCACCGAACTTGGATGGTGCATTCGCGAAGCCCTGTGCTGCCCCACCCAATGCATCAGCTATGTTCATCGGCGGATTGCCACGACCGCGCCGACTCCACTTGTTGAATCCATTAGGGAAGTTAGGCGGGCTGCTACCTCCACCGCCAGGTGAATAACCGCTGGATGGTCCACCAGACATTCCGTAGTATTGGAGCATGAGTTGACCGAGTGGACCTAAGTCTGCACTTGCAGCCATTGGGAGCATCTGTCGGGAGGTGTTAGCTTTAGGGTTCCTGCGTCTGCGTTTCTTAGCTTCGAACCGTTCGCGCAGCAAGTCCGCAGCACTCTTACCAAAACGGTCGGCCCAACCGCCTGTCTTACGCCGATCATCAGACCACCTGCGATTTGACTGACCAGGCTTGACATACTTCATGACGGTGGTCTCCTTGATCGCCCCAGTTGGTGAGTGCTTGATCGCCTTTCGCACGGAGTTCATGTCGTACTTCGAACTCTCATGCTTGTAGAGGTCAGGATGTATGCCAGTCTCTAACGCAATCTTGGGATCATGGGCTGCCGCCCGTATCGCCCGATCTTGCTTTGGTGTTAGCGGAACTGGCATTCCGTTACGCCTTCCGTCTCAGCGTTGGCATAACCCGTAGTTGCACCTTACGAGCCGAGTCGATATGCCGAACCACATCGTCGTGGGTTGCACTCTGGGTCAATCGGCCACGGCTGAATCCGGCACCTGGGGACGCGCCCCCGATGACCGCATCGAACGCCTTGCAGATGAAGTTCTGCACGATCTGGGCGCTCTTGCCACGCCATGTACCGGCCTGAGTGCTACCGAACCCACGGCTGCTCACGTCTACAGGAACACCGCTCTGAAGGATGGTGTGTAGGTCGCGGCCAGCGGACGTGTTGTAGATATAGCCACGCGCAACTAGCTCGTGCCCACCGTCTTGCCGCTTCATGGGTGCCCAGTCAACGCTAGAGAACAGGAGTGAAGTCTCACCCAACACTTCACCAGGGTTAGATGGGTGATCGTTCCGACCTAGCAGCATCTTGCCCTGCGCCATCGCCTGTAGCTGCGGCAGACACTGCTCCCAGATGTTCTTGGGGTAGACCTCGTTCTTCTGGCTTAGAACGTCCGCCACCGTCACGGGCATCTCGAAGCTAGCGACCGCCCACTTAGGCAGCCGGTTACCATCGAGCCCCTGCTCAAGAACCTGGGCCTCAGTCTCAAACCCACTCCAAACCTGCACCATATACTGCTCACCCTGCACCATGTAACTCCACTGTGCAGGGTTCGAGTCCGCACTCTGGCTGCCGCTGTAGGGCACACCGAGCGAAACCTCTGGGTTGGGGCTGGTTGCAGGTGCAGGTGGGTGATCGGGTGTGATGGTCGCCATGTTGGGTGTGCTGGCGTGTACCATCTCATGGACTATCGTGTTGACCGCTGGGTTACGTTCCCCAACTATGTCCGTGTGCGGGTTGAGGCCATACTTGTTCAGCACGTCCTCAATCGTATGGCCTTCCTGATACTCTGCCTTCTGGGGAATGAAGCCGTGATTCTTCAGCGTCTCGAAGAACGCACGAGCCGGAACACCAGCACTATGGCTACCCGCTGTGTAAACCCCAGGGTCATCTCGACTACCGGACAATGCCATAACCGGCACCTCCTAGTTGGAGAACGAAAGCCTCCAACTAAGAATGGTGCCGGTCGGCGTATACGTGGGCAATAGAAAAGACCTGTGCTACTTGTATACGAAGAGTTACCTACGGAGTAACTGCTCCTCCAGGTCCTCATCCTCGTCTAGTGGTTCGTCACCCTCATCGGGCGATTCCTCGTCTCCACCTTGTGGTTCTTGTGGTTCGCCCTGTTGACCAGGAGGACCATAGCCGGCTGCTTCGGCGGCGTCTGGGTTGTTGTAGGCCATAGCCTTCTGGGTCTCGTCCTCCATAGCCTTCTGGCGGTGTTCTTCCTGGCCGCGTGTGATCTCGGCCACAATGGAGTCTTGGTCGCGGTCCTGGAACTCTAGGACGTGTCGGACGAGGAAGTCTACAGTGAGGCCGCCCTCGAAGACTTGCTGTAGCTGGAGTGCAGCCTGGCCGAGTTTGACCATGATGTCGGCACGGGTGAGTTTATCCATTGTGGAGATGGGCGACCACACGATGTCGTAATCGTCATCGGTCGCTAGTACACCGTTGAGGTGCAACTCCATGTTGAAGAGCTTCTTGAGGCCGGCGGTCAGGGCTCTCTGTAGGGTCCTAACAACACGAGCGAACTGGACATCCTCACTGTCGGAGCTAGCGTTCTGGGGTGAGGACCCAGCCTTCTCTTCGATCCCCAGGTAACGACGGGGCACTCGTGACCGAGTGATGATCTTGTCCCGTATATGCAGGATGTCAGTGATGTCGGTGATGTGGGTTGCACTGCCCTCAAGAACCTGGATGTCCGTCTCGATGGGGGCAGCACCTGGCTGCAGATAGAAGAACTTGCTTACGTAGTAGTCGGTTGTTACGTCCGTTGGGTTGAACGCGGAATCTACCTTTCCAGCGGTCGATTGGGCTTGCCGTTTTCTAGTGATGCTGTCTTGGTAGTTCCTAATCTGGGCTTGCACCATCTCTGGATCGCCAGCCGCCTGGACAGCGACCGGTACCTTGTGGACTAGTTTTGGGTATGCCCGTGTGATACGCGCTAGGATGAGCCCCTCCTCAAGATACTGAAGCTTCTTCCAGTCGCGCCTCACATTCATGAACAGGCCAGACCCTTTGCCCCGAGCGCACTTCCCAACCTTGAACTGAACGATCTGCCACTCTTGGAACTCGATAGCTTGCTCTTTGCCTTGGAAACGACCCTTCTGGGTATAGCCCTCGATCCGGTTCCCCTTCTCATCAAACTTAGGCCACAACTGCCAAGATGGACGGTGATCGAATCGGGTGATACAGCCAGACAACGGCTCGTCAAACGTCCCACCGCCACCCTCCTGTTGGTAGGGTGACATGATGTTATCGTCGATGATGACTTCACGGAACTCGTTCCCGAACTGGATTGTGGCGCGTCCTATCTGCCACAACTCCTGCTCGTGCAAATCGAGTCGCTTGCACAGATCGTTGATGATGCGGGGTATAGCCTCTAGGTCGATGTCCGTCTCGTCCCGTGGCTTCCTGACCTGGATAGTAAACGGCTGTTGAAGATACTTGACGCCCCCACGCTCAACCCCGAGGGCAGCGTCCGCGATGGTATCCAAAGCAGTCGAAACGTAACCATCGTTCTCATCCATATGCGCCAAGTCACGCCAAGTAGCGTACTCAGTCTGCTCAACGGAGAACGCAGTGTTGATCATCGTGATCATGTCTGCGTTGAGAACGCCAACGGACGAGGTATCAGGGTATATCTGGTTCTCTGGAACCTCGCCTAGAGTAGCAGACCAATCTTCATACCACTCCCGAGACTTGGGCGCGGTCCGCGACCAGGGCTGATCCTTGGTGCCTGGCGAGCCGAACAGAGACGGGTCCGCCATGATGGCCTGCATGTCGCCAAACCCAAGCCTGGTATCCATGTCACTGGCCTGGGTTAGATAGTTCATAGGGTTGAGTCTGGACATGGCGAACAGTCCCTTCGGTTAGTGTGCAGTTTACCAGGAGCGGGCCGCTGCCGTCACGACCGTCCCAATAGAACCCATGTCCCCCACAGCCCACGAAGTAAACCATGCGGCCATAACCGTATCAGTATACGTGGACCCAGTTTCCGATGCGGTATACTCCAGCATCTCCCGTAGCCAGACAGCGACCGGATCAGTGGCTACAAGCGGTAACGGCCAAGATAGCAAGCACGTTGGGTTCTCCGGCTCAAACCCCCTAGCGAGTAGCTGACCAACAGGGATAACCCACTCACCTCGCGCCATCTGGGCTGCTAGCTGGCGTATTCCAAGCTCCTCGGACGGCTTGTTCACACGCGTGGTATGGAACGCTACAACACTAGCACCATACCGCATCAACTCGCGAACCTCGTCCTGCTTGCCTTCCCTAATCGCCCGTTCACTAGCGTTCTGGGCCCGATCCACAATCGACTTCTGAAACCCATTGGACTCAACCACAATAGCCCGATGCCGATGCTGACGCCAGTGCATGTAGAGTATCTCGTCGATCTCGTGGCTACGCCACTTGCCGCGAATGATGTCTACAAGCAACTTCTTGCTCTCTTCGGTAACCCCTACAGTTGTAATGACGTTGTAGGCTGCCTTATCGGATAGTGAGGACGCCACATCGACGCCGGCATACTTAGGTAGCGATTGGGTCATCTCTCGGTGCTCAGGGCTACCGTAGACGATGTTGGGGTCAAGTGATGGGATGAGCACTTCGTTCGGGAAGATGAGTTCCTCGTCCGAAAGCGGTTTCATCATGAACTGGCGGGCGAACATCCGATCATTGCGGAGTGACTTGCGTCTGGCCTCAAGGTTCTTCTCATTCCACCGCTCAGGCCAGAGGAAGTACTTCTTACCACCCCGAACTTGGTAGACTGGGTAGTAGAGCTTATGCCACGCGGGGTTGTTCATTAGCTGCATGGACAGGTCGTGTATATGCCACGGAGTGAAACAGTAGACGACACGCCCACCGTCCGACTCTAGCAGATTGATGAACGTCTCTTCAAACATGTCAATGATACGCGCCATACGAGCTGGCTGGCCTACAATGCTTGGCCCCATAACGTCGTCGCAGTGTATGTAGTCTGCTCGGCCACCAGTTGCAGCCGATGTAACAGATACAACTTCGACCGAATACTCCTTCTCGCCGTGTGCTGCGCCCGCAACCCGAAACTTACCACCAGTCCAAGGCTTACCGGGCCTCAAGTCTGGGAACACACGCTGGACAAGCGGATCGCCTTCGATGATAGACCGTATCTTGCCAGCGACCTTCTCACCCAACTCGTCTGTCTCAGTGACGATCTTGAGACGGAGTGTGGGGTCGATCCCTAACTCCCAGATGTCACGCCATGATGCTTGTTCGGTCTTACCATGTGCGCGTGGCAGTCCTATGAGCCCGAGCCACTGCTCTTGCACGTTTTCGGACCGTGGGATGAAGCGTTGCATCTTGCGATGGATTTTGCCTTGTAGGAACCGATTGCCGTGCCGGTCACGCGCAACATACTCAATGAACGCGTCGGGGTCCATACGAGCCGCCTTGATTTGGGCGTCCTCCCACGCACGTTGCACCAGTTCACGGGCACCATCATGCCCAAACTGGGCAACGAGCACATTAGAGATTCTGTCCTTGCAGGGCGCACTACTCGTCATCTGGGCACTCTTCCATAACGCGGCGGTGGACGGCGCGTAACGCTGAGCAGAGGCGTGAGACCGTGTTCCAGTTCGGCGGCGATCCACGACCTGAGCTTACGTAGCGATCCAAGTTGTAGATTGTCTGTGGGTGAACACCCGCCATCTCAGCTAGTTCATCCCGTGTCATACCGAATACCTCACGCATGACGCTAACGGTTGATAAGACGTTCTCTATGTGGAGTGCGTCTATGCCATGTTTGGCCCTACTCATTGCGGACACCCCCGCGCAGTATCGTATCGACTAGCGTGTCGTAACGGTGGATAGCGGACGCGCTACAAAGGCTACTGGACAGGCGGTATTCCTCTAGGGCCACATCACGCGAGAAGTTACCATCGTGCCTCTCTTCGGCGGCTACGCAAGCAGCGGCTAGCTCATAGACTGGGTTCCGCAACTCGGCAACCAGATCGGAGACGGTTTCTTCGACGATGGAGGTTACGCCCTCGCGCTCGCCAATGAAGCCTTTGATACTTCCGAAGTCTACGGCTACTCGCGTCCGCACGTAGACAACATGCCACGTAACAGGCCACGCCTCGATAGTAGCATCCCAATCCGGGTCCTCCTCCGCAAATGGACAGACTGTAAGCCCGTTGATGCGATGGTAGGTAACGCACCCATGCCCCCGATAGGGCGCTTCGTGGTATTCAAGGCTAGGAGGGTGCATTAGCGATCTCACGCCCCTCTACAAGCCGGTCAATCGCCGCGTCCAGATTGTCCTCGACATGGACATGGTGCCGCTGCCTCAATACAGAGAGCCAGATCATCCGTGAGTTGTAGTCGCAATGCAGAGGGTCATACCAGTCCGACACATCCAAACTAGGCGGGGCTGTTAGACCTGGGCCACGGTAGATGGCGTCTGAGAACGCGACCACTGGCAGTCCATACATGAAGGTCTCAAGACCCACATTACTGTTGATGGTGAGGGTGCAGTTGGCGTGTTTCAGGACCGAGTGGATGCTTAGGCCATTAGGCACCACTGTTAGGCCAGGTGGGGACGACTCATCAATCAGAGGATGTGGCTTGTAGACCGCGCCCGCTGTGCGTGACGCCTCGATCATCAAATCCAGATCACCCTGCTCGACTTGGAACATGCGGGCCGCGTCATAGTATATCTGGCCGAATGTAACAACCCGATACGGGTTAGACGGCTGCAACTCTTCAGGTATACAGAACTCATCGTCTGTTACACGTTCCCTGTGATACGGCTTTGTCTGCTTGTTGGTAAGCCACCATTGGCGATACTCCTCCATAGCCGGTATGTCAGCTATTGGATCGCCGAACCCAATCGGGAAGTAGCGGAGTAGTGGGTTCTCATGGTTCTTGTTGTACTCGTAGTAGGTCGCATCCAACGTGACGATCCACGAGGTTCTGGGCTTCTGCTCAGGCAGTAGTGAGCTCTCAACGCATAGGATGGTTCCTATGCCAGCCGTCTTAGCCGCGTAGATAGCACACCGAGACACTAAGCTGACACTACCCCAAACAACCAGGATGACCTGCTCTTTGGGGGTTGTGAGACCATCCATGCGCTGCAGGTAGGCGTTGTAGTGTGTGTTGCAGCAAGCTTCCAGATGATCCAGCGATCCATACGATTCGTGCTTCAGGTCGAAGAAACGCTGGACCACCGAGACGCACTCCTTGGGCACTGGCTCCAACCGTGCGTTGGGGAGCAACTCAAGGTTGTCGTTCCATATCACGGTTGGGTGGCCCGAGTGGTTAGCCATATCGGCAAAGAGCCGCATACCGGGAACTAGTGATTCCACGCAAACGATGATGACCACTAATACTCACCCACTTCGCTTAGGACTCTCACCCATTGGCTCTTCCACCGCTCTTTAGTGAATGACTCCTCGAAGACAGTTCGCCCCATCTTAGAGAGCCTAGTGGACAGGTCCTTATCGGTGATTGCGAGTCGGACCGCAGCCTCTATCTCGCCTGCTGAAGGATGTACTAGCAGCCCGTTATGCCCGTCTAGCACGAGGTCTGTAAGCCCACCAACGCGGGTCGCTATGGTTACGCAGCCAGCTGCCATTGACTCGATAGCAGTTAGGGATGTGCCCTCACAGGCCAGTGTTGGGATGACCGAGATGTCGGCATTCCAGTACTCCTGCTCCATGCCGTCCATCTCGTGGATCGCATATGAGCATCGGTCTGGGAACCGCTTGCCGAGTGCGCGGATGTGGTCCTCATAGACCTTGCTACCCTTACCTACGAACCGGAAGACGACATCGGTCATAGATGAGTCGTCCAGGATACTGGTTGCAGCTTGCAGCATGGGGTCAATACCGCGTGGGCCAGACAACCTACGCGCAAAGAGGACGACCGTCTTACCTGGTGTTCGAACGCCCTGGCATACTGGTTTGTTCTTACTAGCACGGTAGACGCCAGCGTCCGCATAGTTCGGGATGTACCGCATCCGGCTCGCTGTGTCTGTCCCGAAGACCGCTCGCACCCAGTTGATGCTGTTCGTGTCCACAGACACCACGAGCTTTGGGTTCATGTGTGCTGAATACATGGAGTTCAACCATGTCTTGTCAGTCCACTTCAAGTCCGCAGTCTTGAAGCTATCCCAGAAGATGCCATGTGTGACGGCGATGGAGTTGGGGTTGGCGTATATGCTCACGTCGATGTTCATGTAGATGCAGAGGTCGTAGTTGTCCGCAACGCGTGTGCGGAACGCTTCAGCCGTCTTAGGATGAAACCCGCATCTGTCACGACGCCCCCCGGCACCAACCCCATGTAGAGTGAAGCCCTTGACAACACCTGTCCAGGGCTTCTCTGAGGCTTGGTAAAGGGCCACTGAGTGGCCGCGTTCAGTTAGCAATGAAGCGAGGTCGATAATGTATCGTTCCCCGCCCCCCCATTGGCATGTGCCTATATCGAAGGTTTCCGTCATAGGGGAGACGAAATGGGGTGTCAGGATCGCTACCTGTCGCCGGTAGTAATCAGCCAACCCCATCATGGCGTTCCCCCCTAACTAGGTATGAGTTGCTTGAGGTCCGGGTTCTTAGAAGCCGCTTCAACAGCCGCTAGCGTCTCCTCAGTTGGGTCCTTTGCAGCTACGTCCAACGCCACTAATAGGGCTGCAAGTGCTTCAAGTCCAAGTGCAGTGTCCGACAACTCCTTCGCGCCATGCGACCAGATCGGCTTGATGAACGGGGCCGCCTTACGCAACGTCGAAGCAATGTCCCTTAGTTCGTCCTCAAAGGACGCCATCAACGCAATGGTGTCCACTAGCTTCGTCACGAAGTCCCCAATGCTAGAGATGGACTTCACGATGGCAGCTAGCTTAGTCGCCAACGCCATCAAGAGTCGAACTGCCAACTTCACGTACTCGCCGAGCTTATCCCACATTGTCCTCCTCGCCTCCTTCCTCTGGTGTTTCCTGGGTCAGTGGAAACCATACCGACGGGACACTAACGCTTGTCTGAGCCGCGTATCGCCTCTTGACCTCAGTATGCAAGCCAGTAGCTTGCAGGACTGCTCCGAGGCTAGCCAAGATGACCTCCTCGGTAGTTCCAAAGACATGAAGCCCCCACGGGATGAGCGCCCCCAAGATCATGACCTTCCAGACCACACTGCGGAGCCGGTCTGGCATGTTATTCCACCATGCAAACCCCTCTAAAACAGGCTTGATCATCGTCTCGATTACCAGCCACGAGAGGACGGCTGCGGACGTGGCGAACGCTATAGGGTTAGTGAAGTCAATAGACATGGGCGTCACCCCTACTCAGCAAGCTTCAGTGCCCGCACCAACATCGCAGCCACCTGCTCACGGGTCGCATAACCTTGTGGGTTCGATCCGTCTGTGATACCGAGTTCAATGGCCTTCTGCCACTCAGCCGTGAGTGCTGCACTCGGTGGCAGAGCGATAACTGGATCGTCTGGCTCGTCACTTGGGACCGATACCTCTGGCGGCTCAGTAACGGGCAAGCCAGCATACATCATGATGCCGTTGTATAGAGCGGTCGCAGCCCGTCTGTAGTAGCCGTCCGACTTGATGATCTTGGCCTCGTTCGGATTGGACATGAACATCAACTCGACCAGGGCTGCCGCCCCAGTCACCGCCCAGTTGTTACCGCCTGAAAGGACCCCTAACGACTTATCGAACCAAGTTGAAGCTGGTTCCCCATATGAGTATCCCACTCCAAACTCCGCGTTCACCGCATGTGCTAACGCAGTCGCTAACGCCTTACCCTTGACAGCCCGTTCATTATGGTAGAACCCATGACATCCACTAGAGGACGAGCTACTCGACCCGTCGTGATGAATACTAACGAAGATGTCCAAGTTGAGACCCGCAGCCCACTGACCCCTGGAATTAGGTCCCAACTTCTTAGACCAGTCAATCGTGGCATGAGAAAGGTAAACGTCATGCCCTCCAGCACGAAGCATGGGATACAACTCCAACGCAATCTTCATGTTCGCTTCGTACTCGCCGAGGGAGCCAGCCGCAGTCCCTATGTCCTTGACCCATGACCCGTTTACCTGTCTGAGAGTGCCGTGCCCAGGATCAATGCCGATACGCATGGTGGTCTCCTCCCTATCTAGCAAAACATTGCACCTATACTACACTGGCTATTCTGGCTTGTCTTCTTCATCCTCGATAGCGGACGCCATTGAGGTGAGTGCGTTGGAGTGGTAGATAAGGATGGAGGCTAGCCAGCGGTAGGTGTTCACAACTTCGGCGCGTGATTCCAGATCGCCGGATAGGACGATTGCGCCGCAACGCCACAGGTTAGCGGACGCGAACCGGATACGTTCGTTCAGTGAGTCTGCTATCGAGGCTGCAGACGGAACATCGTCGATGTCGTCGAAGTCGAAGTTCTCATCCATTGACACCCCGAGTCCCTTCCGGCACGAGTTCACCGTTGGTATCGACAACCAATCGGACCGGATCGCTCAGGAGCAGTGGGTGTTGCATCACGATCCCCAACTGCTCGTCAATGAACATCATCTGCTGCTTCGCGATGTCAGACAAGAACAGGTCGTTGATCGAATAGGTGCTACCACCCACCCACGATCCATTATGGATGATGTCGGTGACCCCACCACTGATATTGGCTAGCTGATGATGGTGACCAATATGCAAGGCTACCAGGTCTGACCGGCCAAGTAGGCCCATGACACGACCAGCCGCCCTGCCAGACCCGTAGTATGGCAGGCTCATCCAACCTCGAACTTGATCGCCGTGTATGATGCAGTGGATTTGCTGATTGGTCTCGTTCTGCGGGAAGACGGCGTATGGCTTGAGCCCGTCCGCTAACGGGCTGCGGTGTAGGTTCGGCACGTCTCGTAGCATGTGATCAATGATGAACCAATAGACGATCCGGTCAGTCTTGAACTTTCGACCAGCTTGGCTACGTCTACCGTGTGGGCCGTGGTTGCCAGGCACCCCGTAGATGGTTACCTCACTGAACTCCCGGCATATACGTTCCAACGATGCGCCGAGCTTAGTGACTGCAACCATGACCTGTCGTTCTGGATCAAGGTCCTGCTCGTATGCTTGGCCCGCAAACACCCCGAACGAGTCGAGCCAGTCACCCATTGCATTGACTATGAGGCGGTCCACAGTCGCGAACGAACGGACCTTCTCAACAACCTCAAGCAGTGAGTTCTCCCATCGTTCGAGCCTGGAGTGGAAGACATCGACCGAGTATTCAGACAGGCCGAGCGAGTCCTTGGCGTCAACGAGCGAGCCGATGTGTATGTCTGACACATCCACCATCGCAACGAGGCTATCTGCGCCCCGTTTCTTGCGATCTGGTTTGCGGTATAGGGCTGGGTTGGTCTTGAGTGGGGATACGATGTCTTCGAGTCTGATCTTGAGGACGCGTTCGAAGTCGTCCGCGTCCGATAGCTGCTTACGAAGTGCTGCGTTATCGGACAGTAGCTTCCGAATCACTTCGTCTGGCGGCCCATCTACAATGTTCAGGAACTCCTTGGGCTCGGTCCGTAACCTACGCTTCCACTCCTCGCCCGTCTTGTGGGGTAGCCCTACCTGCTTGCAGACCTCCTTCAGTGAACGAGGCTTCCCGCTCGGAGAAGGTGTTAGGAGCGCCGTTAGGAACTCTAGGCGCTTGTCAAAGTCGTGTGTGTTGCCTATCAACCTGAATCACCCCCTGCTGTAGATGAGCAGCAGGGGGAGGTGGGTTGTTGCTGGAGGTTACGGAGGAGGGTTTCGCACAGAAGGTCTATCTTACTGGCTGCGACGGTGAAGTCGTCCTCTAGCTTACTGATGCGGGTATCACATGTGTAGCGTCTAGTGAATGTCTCTTCCTCGTCGCAGGCCACTTTAGTCGCTAAGCGTTCCTGCGCTTCGTGTATCCCGTTGACCGCACCCTCTAGTGCTGTGACTGTCTCCTGTATCTGCTCAACGAGCCCCTTCTGCTTGGACCCGTTAGTCCCCTTACCAGCGAGCGAGAATACCAGAGTGAGCGCCTTCTGAACGGCCCACACCAGGATTCCAAGCATGGGGAAGACGAGGAGAGCTACAACACCTGCCGCGATATACAGGACTGTGCCGTAGTCGTACATACTCTGCGCTACATCGCCTGGAGACGGACCCATTAGCACAACTCCCTACTGCTAAGGCATCGCCCCCACAACCAAACCTTAGTAGAACCTAGTCCCCGCTGCGACCGTCGGAAGGCCGTAGCGTCCGATGATGTCGATGGTGTCTACCAGCATCGAGTCGAGTCCCATCACTGTGCCCACGGTGGCTGCTCGTGCAGGCGGCGGACCTCGCTCGCGGACAGGGCGCGTGACCAGATGGCCGCGTGATCGACCTCACCGTCCCAGTCATCTGCGCCCGGATTGCGTGTCCCGATCCGCACGTCTACGCCGCCGGTCGTAGCGCCCGCCGCGACTGAGGATACCGGAGCGCCGTCGAAGTACAGCGTGGCGGTTCCGGCGGCGACCGTGGCCGTGATGCTATGCCACAGGTTGTCGGTCATCAGATGCGAAGCGACGCAGGAGTTGCCGCCAGCCGTGAGAGTCGGCACCCCGGCGTCCGACCATATCGCGGCCTGGATGTCTGTGCCGTCTGTGCATGCCACCAGGTAGCCGTCCGTGGCCTGTGCGGTCCGTGCTCGCACATGGATCGTGTACTCGCCGGTCGGCACGATGATCGCCGCCAGGTCCGCTGGTAGCGTGACTGTCGCATTAGCAGCTGCGTAGTTGGTAGACCAACCAGATGGGCCAGCGACCCACGTCGTGCCGGACGCAGTGCCATGCCGACCGTGACCGGATGCATCGGCGACCGTTGCGCCCGTGCCGTCCGTCATCATCCACAGGCCCTCGATGCCGCGTAGCGTCTCATCCCACGCGCCATCAGTGATACGCCACCCACGCGCCGGCTTGACCATATGGCCCTGCCAGTCCTGCGTACTGACGGTCGCCGTGATCGTGTAATACAGGTTGCCGGTATCGTGCCGCCCGAGGATGCGGGCGAAGTACAGGCCCGCCGTCGCGACGGTGAACGAGAACGTCTGCCAGGTGTTCTGCGTATCCGCCATGCTGCTCGACATCAGACTGTCAGTGTCAATGTTCGTGCCGTCGTACAGTGCATCGACAATCTGCACCATCGGTGTCTCGGTGTAGCCGCTGAACGACGTGTCCTTGCGGACGTTGACCGTGATCCGCGCTCGCTGCAGCGCCCCGACCGTTACCGGCACCGCAACCCAGTTCCAACAGTAGTTGGCTTTCACGCCAGCCGTGATGATGTCTGCATGTTGCTCGAATATCATCTGACCGCCGACTGTGTGGCCGGTTGGTAGGACACTACTCTGGCTCTGCGTCTTGCCGCCGTTGCACCAGGTTCTTGGGTAGCTGCCGTAGATGTATGTGCTCGGGTAGCGGCGTGTGACATCGCCTGTGCCTGCGGCCTCATAGCCCGAGGGCCAGATCTCTACACGAGGTGTTGCAACCGCAGGCGCGACGTTGATCTTGTAGTCAGCGTATACGTCTGTCCCGTTGGCTGGCGTCGCGTAGGAGAATACGCTGTCGTCTGCGGTATCCACGCGGTAGTGCGTGGTGTTGCTGGATACCGTCGCTGTATCGGCGACATAGGCATTAGGTACACGATAGATGCCATTCGTGCAGCCCGAGATGACTGCTGACCCCTGCACCGTGTGCGAGGTGCCGTAGATGATGCCATACGTGCAGCCAGAGATAACTGCCGACCCCTGCACCGTGTGCGAGGTGCCAGTGTTGATGCCATACGTGCATCCACTGATGACCGCAGAGCCCTGCACGGTGTGCGAGGTGCCGCCGTAGATGCCAGTCAAGCAGCCAGAGATAACTGCGGATCCCTGTACCGTGTGCGAGGTGCCAGTGTTGATGCCATACGTGCAGCCAGAGATAACTGCCGACCCCTGCACCGTGTGCGAGGTGCCAATGTAGATGCCAGTCGAGCAGCCAGAGATCGTTGCCGACCCCTGCACGATGTGCGAGGTGCCCTGGTAGATGCCCCACGTGCAGCCCGATATTACCGCAGACCCCTGCACGGTGTGCGAGGTGCCGTAGATGATGCCATTCGTGCAGCCAGAGATCGTTGCCGACCCCTGCACGATGTGCGAGGTGCCGCCGTAGATGCCACGAGTACCAGACGCAACACTCCGCAGGCTACGGATCGCACAGTCCAACACTGCTCCTGTGCCATTGGCTATGATATTGCGGGTATTACTCGTCACTGCGCTATCGCGTATCTCGATGTTGCGCTGCTCCAACACAACGAGACTGCCAGCCGGTTTCGCGACCGTCAGGTTATCTGACAACGTGATCGTGCCGTCACCGACTGCAGAGATGGTCGTGAGTTGCGTATCCACTCCGGCAGATGTGGTGCGAATCACACGCACCGCTCGCCCAACCTGCCACTCAGTGGTATCGGTGTTGGGATTGCACCCGGTAAGCCGACCCTGCACACTCAACACCGAGTCACCGATACCAGCGGCCGCAGTCGTTACGTACGCTGTTTCGACCGGCTGTGCGGCGTATAACGCCAGAGAGAGGTACTTCAGGTCGAACCCGCCAGTCGTTGGCGGATCAACGAACTGGATGATGTGGACCGCACCGGTCGGCAGCGGAACGCTCTCTGTACCACCAGTGACTTTGCCGAGCACAGCCACGTTCGTACCGACGATCGCGGTGTTTGCCTTCAGCCTCAGCCCATACACGCGGTTAGCGTTGTTGGCCGTATCTGTCAGTGTGAGTTCGCCTGGCGTGTTACCTGCTGCTGCGCCCGTGATCGTGATGCCAGCGATACCAGTAGTCCAGCCCGAGATAGAGCCGTCACAGGCTACTGCGTCCTCAACGTCAAACTCGACAACGTGGCCAGCCTGGATGACAACCGGCGAATCATCGAACGCGGCAATGGACGCAGGTGCAGACCCGGAGCCATCCGCAGCATCGTTCCAGGTCGCGAGCGTGGACCAGAGCCCGGAGCCCTGACTGTACCAGGTCGCCATGCGCTACCTCCCTACGCCCGCGCGAGCGTCACGCCGTAGAAGATCAACTCGTGCCGGATTCGTGTTACCTCAGCCGCTGCGATGGGTGCCCACTCAGCTTGCACACGGGCTGCAGCCACATTCACTGCGTCTGGATTGCTCACATCGACGTTGTAGCCTTTGGTCACCTCACGTAGCGCACCGGTAGCGGCAGCGTCCTTCTCGGCCTGAGTCGTTCCGGGTGCCACTAACGTTTGCGCCCCGTAGGCCAGCAGCACGTTAGCACGTAGCTCAGCCGGGATTGGGACGTGGAAGTACGCCGTCACATTGTTGTCACCTGCAGTCGTTCCGATGTGGATGTCAGCCATTAGCCCCTCACACCTCTCCACTTGAGCCAGACCGAAGTGATGTCCTGGCCGGTCGAGTTGGTTAGAACGAGTCGCATCGCGTCGGACGCGGCGATACGACGCCATCGCTTGACTGGATTGCCGGCCGACAACGCCTCTGTGAAGTTGTAACTTGGGTTGGTCTCGATGTTGGTCCCATTGTCGTATGATTGGTAGACTGCGAGTGCAGCGTCCGCGCTGGGAGCAGCACCGAATGTGAAGCCCCATGCGAGGTCTACGTACTTAGATGGCATTGTGCCCGGCTCAATCGTTACGATAGCGGTCGCGGCATTGGGCATCGTGGTTGCATCGCCCGCTGAGAACGTAAGGGTTGGGCTATCCCAGTCCTCATACGTTTGACCAAGACCAGTAGCGATGGAGGTCGTAATAGCAGTCTCTACATCCGATACAGCTGCCTCGATGCCTGCACTATCCATGTCAAGCCGAAACGCGGCCAGGCTGACATAGAACTCACCGGAAGCAACTGGGAACCCAAGATAGAGAGGGTCTGCCTCCCCGCCACCCGGGTCAGACGTTGTATACCCGTTTCCACCTGCGGCTGCCCAGTAGTCAGTGTACGCGGTAAGCGTAGTCGGAGCGTCCGGCACGATACCAGATAATGCGACTACAACCTTGTCATCGACCCGTTCACTGAGTGCAACACCCAGCAACTTGGTAGTAATGCTGCCAAGTTTGTCGGTCGAAACGGCCTTCGTCGCGTCTGTTGGGTCTACCACCACAGGCCGCCCATCGGTGATCCCTAAAGCACCTGGGGTGACTATGGTGACCATGCTAATCATATTGCTTGTTTCCGCCATGCTACCCGACCTCCTAATCCACACAACACCCCATGTGCTTACTGCCTATAAAGCAACCGCCTCTATAATACGCAAATAGCAGCATCATGTGATGCTGCTAGATAGCACACACAAAGGTTTTCATGTGCCTACACGTATCCTGCTTGGACGTGAGGACTAGGTAAGACACAGCCACGGCTCCCTAGTGTCCTCCCGGCGGGGAAACCACTCTTTGGGGCAAGTGGGTTGATCAACTAACGCTTCACTTCAGTCTAACAGGTTCTTATGGGAACGACTAGCCTGAGATAGCCTGCCACTTGAGCCAGACGGTGGTGATTGCCCTGCCGGAGCTATTGGTGAGTATGAACTTGAAGACCTCATGGGTCGCGATCCGACGGAATAGAGCGACTGCATCGCCTGCCGATACACCTTCCGCGAACGAGTGGACGGCTGTGGTCTCATAGCTGGTTCCACCATCATAGCTTCGGTAAATCTCTAGTGGGGCGTCACCGGTCGCGCTCGCATCGAATGTGAAGCCCCAAGCGATGTCGATGTAGGACGCGTTCGCAGCTGTCGTATCTAGAATCACTGTTGCCGTTGCTGCGTCCGGCATACTATCCCCATCGCCTGCACTGAACGTGGGTGACATCGCCACCCACTCCGCATACTTGCGTGGAATGGCGCTCGCTACCATGTCTACGTAATCTATGTTGCCCTGATCTATCTCTAGATCGGTCCCATCGCTTGTAACGACCGCGATACAGATAGCCGGCACCGTTGTCGGACGAACACCCGTCGTGTTGGATACCAGCGTGGGAGTTGTCCCATTCCACTGCAGATAGACGTAGTGGGTACCGACAACAGGAAGATCGAGTGTAAGGTCCTCAGTCAGAGTGACAACGCCCTTGACGAGCCAGACGCTATCCTCGGGCACCGTGAGTAGGGTGCCGGTCGCAGTGAGTTCGTTCGTATCGCCGACCCCCCAGGTTCGTAATGCGCCACCGTTGAATATCTCGTCGATGGTGTCTTGAAGGTGGTTGTATCCAACCTGGGGCACTGCAACCGTATCGGCTCGCAGATCGTTCAGCAGGGCTGGAATAGCGGGTGGCTTGTCGCCTCCCATCCCACCCACGAAGTCACGAGTGGAGTTCACATGCGATAGGGTTGCGTAGGCATCATTCGTGGGCACCGGCTCTGCCTCCTAATACCACGTCTCCCAGTCCGTCCCGTTCTGAGAAATCTTACGGACTGGCGTACCGTCGTTATCGAATGCGACAACGAGTGCGCCATCACCTAGTCGAGTGATGTCGCCCCTGTTCTCGGTCGCAGCCCCCAAATCCACCGGGTCCTCCCAGTCTACATCCAAAGCCGACCCGGACGCCACCCCACGCACATACCACATCTTATCGCTCGCAAACCCCAAGAAATGCCATAGGTTGAAGTCCGGCTCGTACCGTGCCCTGTATGCTGTGTAGCCCGAGATCAATGTCACCACATCACTCAACGTAGAGGTCACTGGCGTCGGTGGTATTGTACCAATACGACTGAACTCTAGCACTCCAATCTTAGTGATAGCACCATCGCCATACGAAGCAAGCACCCGACCGATCCCATCCTGATACAGACCAGGCCACCGAACATCGGGTATCTCGGCCAGCGTGATCTCCTGAACGGCACCTAGTATTGGATGTGTCACGAGCGAGATCGTAACGCCCTCATCGCCATCATCGACCCCCAGGAATAGGTGGTTCTCTGGATGAACCCACAGCCATTCGTGGTCTAGTTCAGTGAGTAGGTCTTCGATATGTGAGGCGAACGAGGGGATGACTTGATAGTGGTGGAGCCCGAACACTAGGTCATCGGTTGTCTCGGTCGGGGCGATGGCGTCGCCCTTGAAATCGTCTCGGTCGCTATCGGGATCGGATTCCGAGTCCGCTCCGTATTCGGTGTGGCTGAACTCGTTGACACCGGCTAGCCACCGAGCACGACCGTCTGCGTCCGTGTTCACAGACCCGACGTTACGAGTGGAAAGGGTTGTCTCATTCCGCTCGTACAGAGTCCATGACTCAGCCGCCGCTGCACGAGCCACTGGTGTGCTAGACGTGGTGCAGATTGATAGATAAGCACCATAGAGGATGGACTTGAATCCGAAGTCTGGTGCTGTGCCTGCGCCCGAGTGCGCCCAGTTCAGGCCGCCACATGGTCGAAGTGAGCCTGCGCGTACAATCACTGGGATGTCGGTTGTGCCGTCCTGATCACGGCCAGCCGAGAGCTTGTCTTCGGACGCTACAGGGAACTTCAGCAGGATCGGCACATGTGTTATCCAGCCCGCACCCGCTGCAAGCCCTAATGGTGTATCGTCCGCATCAGTCCAATCAGCCATCCCACTACCACCCATGTAGTCTGGATCGTTGTGTATTTGGCCGTAGAGGCCCTCTAGGCCCCAGGTGCCGATCCGTTGACCATGCCATGCGGAGAAGTCCATTAGCTCGTCCTGGAGCGCACCACAGTCGCTATTACGGCGTATCACGAACGGCATACCCCAGTTGGGCGCTACGTCCACACTCCGGCCAGGATCACGCACACCACGCGCTATGGTATGCCCGCCCATAGCCCAAAACCCACCATACTCTTCAGGCGTCTTGGCGACGCCCAGGAACTCGGGCTCGGACCCACAGGTGTAACGAGCCTCACCACCCGAGGAGACGGGTCGTTGGTCTGTAGACTCCACCCACACACCAGCCGTGGGCGCGATAAGCTGCATGTCATGTATGGTTGTCTGGTCCTCCCCGCCCGGCAAGCCAGACAACTCAATCGACGTGACACGCTCTAAGTAGGGCATCCCATCCTCGATAAGGTCAATGTCACAATTCTCGGATACCGCGTTCGCCGGCACATTCACTGTATATGCGACCGAGTTACCATGCACCTCGCAATAGAAGCCGTCACGCCGGTCCTCGGTGTCCATCATGTAGTTATCGGTCACTGTGTCATACTCGTAGTTCAACCGCACATGCAAGGTCCACGCCTCGGTCTTATCGGACGAGATAACGAACCGGAGCGTCTTGTAGAGTCGCCAGTCCGTCACGTCCTCAGACCAGGGCATGGTGCCGTACGCAGTATGGTCTACTGGATCTTCTTCGTCGCAGGTCACGTTGCCTGATGTCATATCGAACGGGCCGCCGATGACTTCGCCTGCGAGCAGGTGCTTCGTGGCCGAGAGCCGCTGCCAGTCGCCGACCCACTTCCACAGGTCTGCTTCAGCGATGCCTGGGTCCACACCTCCATACCAATCCTTATTGCGACGTGTAGGATGCCATGCGAGATCACGCCGGATTGCCGATGCATCCTCACCTTCGAAGTCTATGAGTGCTTCGAGCGTGTTCTGGCGCGTTACCGGATCGCTGGTCTCCACGTATTCCCACCAACTCGGCGGTGCCGCCTCGCCCCGATCATCCTGAGCCCACTGGACGCTTAGTGGACTCTGCACCCAGATACAGATTAGACCGTAGTATGGACCACCGTGCTCGTCGTGGTCACCCCAGTCGCCAGTGTCGATCCCAACGGCATCGAGTGCTCGATCATGGAGCGTCATCGTATCGTCCGCCGTCGGTAGATCAAGTGCTTCGAGTGTGCTGGTCTTGAATGTGACTTGTATCACATCGTCCTCTGAGTTTGGAACAAGCCTATCCTCATAGCGACTCGTCTTCTGAAAGCTCATGGAGTAGGAGCCTGGAACGGTCAGTTCAAGAGGGTCGCTGTAGGTTGTGTCTTGGATGTACTTCTGGTCGTCGGCGTCCCACACCATACTCTGGTCGATGAAGTGGGTTGCATACGCCTTCAAACCAGCCCCACTAGTTAGCGTGGTCATCTGGTCGCAGGCGACCAGGTCGATGCCGATGGAGGTGGAGGCCTGGATGAACTCGTTCTCGGTCCACGCACCGTCATACTCCTCATCTTGCGCGGTGCTCCCCGTGACCGTCCCGGTCATATATCCGTCGCCGAATGTGTACGTCGAGTGGTCTTCGTGCAGGTACTTGTCCTCGGACCCAGACGCCCGGAAGCCTGCGCCATACTGATCGCTGAGTCTGTAGGAGAGCGTCCACGCCTCGCTGTAACGCTCGTAGTAGTGCTCCAGCGGAAACGGAGGCGGCGGAGTCGTATGGTCCCACTTGCCGCCCTCGCCCCAACTCATCTGGAACGTAGCCTGCGGGAGCGACGGCGAGTTGTAGGAGATGGTGTCATAGGTCGTGTTGACGCACGTCACGGAGACCGGCACATCGCCGACCCATGAGTACTGGTCGCGTAGCTGGTGGACGCAGGTCGCGTGCGTACGTGCCGGCGTAGTCTCCTCAACGACGGCCTGCGCGAGCGGTATGGGGTCCCACTCAATCGCGTAGGGCAGGTCGAATGAGGACCCGCCAGTGTTAGCCAGCGTTAGCACGAGCAGATCCCGGATCCAGTAGGACCAGTTGAGGGCTATCCACTCGACATCCACCGTCGAGCCAACCGTTCGGGTTATTTTGAAGCCGCGAGCAATGGCTTTATATGGTTTCGCTGTATTAGGTGGATTACTGAACGCTGCAGGGTAGCCAGGGATGGAGCTGCCCATCCCGCCGACTTCGTTCCACTGGAGCAGGACAGTATCCCACTCATACCTCGCCGAGACCGCCTCCAGACGAACGGACGCGGCGCCGAGTGACACGACCTGCGTGTAATGGCTATCAGGGTGATCGAAGTGAACTTCGATGGCGTAGGGCGTAGAACCCGAGGTCCACGTATGCCACCCAGGATTCAGTGCGGGCAGCGAACCGCTACATGTCAGGTCGCCACTCGTCTGCTGCGTGATCGCCATCGCTACACCACCCAGAACTGGTGCATGTCATCGCACGGGCAAACTTGCTGGGTGCATGGGTGGGCGTCAGTTGCTAGTTGGACGGACTTGTCGAGGATTGACCCGATAGGCTCTCCTAGCATGTAGCACCGGTAGGCGGTGCCTGCGGTGTCCACCGCGATATAGTCCATGCCGGTCCGGCAGAGCATCCCGCGCGGATCGCACTGGTGCTCGGCCACATCCACACCAGGGCGTGGGTAGGTGCGCCTACGGTACGTGCCCCAGTAGGGCAGCAGGTAGGCATCGACACCACGGTTGCGTAGGTCCTGCACTACGTCCGCTGCCCGCGTCGTATCGTCAGGCGGGTAGGCCACGACGCTCACAACGCCCATGCGGACCCCGAGCGCCTCGATCCTGCGTCGGTGTCGGAGAAACTCAGCGACTGTCCAGTGATGCGGATGATAGCTGGCCGCGACCGCTACATTCGGTCGGCATGCTAACTGCTCCCATACATCCAACGGCGCGATCAGGTTGGATACGATATCCACACGGTTATACTTGGCTAACTCCGCCACGATCTCCACTGTGTCCGGGTCACTCATAGGCTCGCCGTAGCACACCGACAGATACAGCGGCCCGACGGTTTC